TTAAAGCAGCCCTCTCTTGAATAGGAGAAAATCGACATATTTGTCAAGGTCTTTGATTTCGCTATCTTCAAGAACCTTTAATGCGTCGATAATCTTGGCTTCCTCGTCACTTTGTGGTGGCGGGGAATTTTTTTCGCCCTCGTTTCCGCAAAGATAATCGAGAGACACGCCAAAGTATGCTGAGATCTTCAAAAGTGTCATTGCTGACGGCTCTCTCTCATCACGTTCGTAGTTGCAGTAGGTTGTTTTCGGCAAGCCTAAGGCTTTTGCAACTTCCTCTTGTGTGAGGTTTTTCGCCATTCTCAGTTTTTTTAGGCGGTTGTCAAACATTCTTATCACCTCCTACTATATATTATATACCCATTATGGGAATTTGTCAATGAAAATAGGGCACATTATTTTCAAAATGAGTATTTTGTACAAAAATGCAATCTCAAATTTGTACATATTTGTACCCATTTTGGGGTTGACAAATGCCCAAAATGAGTATATAATGATAATGTACTCAAAACGAGTACGAAAACTCAAAATGAAAACGGAGGTGTCATAAATGGCTGAAAAGACAACGATATTTGACAACATCAATGGTGAACTGAGACGCAGACATCTCACCCAGCAGGACCTTGCGAAGACTATCGAAATAGACCGCAGAACATGGTCTAAATGGCAGGATAAAAACGATATGCCAGCGTCGGTGCTTCTGCAGATAGCCAAATGGCTGAACGTTACGCTGGACTATCTTACCCGTGATGTTCATGCAGAATAGTGGAGGTGAAAACAATGCCTGCAAAGAAAATAACAGCCAATGACGTGATATCCAAACGGCTGAGGTCTATCAGAGCCGGCAACGATATTACACAGGCAAAAATCGCAAAACGGCTGAGCATGACACAGACAGCTGTGAGCAGGTGGGAACGACAGTTCGGCACCATGAATGCTGAACAAATCGTAGCGTACTGCAAGATAATCGGGGCGAGCCCCGAAGAAATCTTTGCGGAGTACTGCAAAGAAAGGAGTGTAAAGAAATGAATAACATGATAGCAACGTTAGAGATCGTCAGATTCGTGGCTGCAATAGCGTTATGTACGGCGCTATTTGCATTGGCAATCTACGGACTGTATCGAAACATCAAGGAGACAGCCGAAACCGCAATTCGTGAGGAGCTGGAGCAGGCGATCAAGGAAGCTTCAAAGCCTGTTGTCAAGGTCGAGATTTCCACAAAGGGAAGGTGGTAAAATGTCGGATAGTACATTCATAGCCTGCATAATAGGCGCAACAATCGTGGTTCTGGCGGTTTTCTATGCCGTGATACTGTTCATAGCATGTATTATAGACCAGCACAAATGGGAACAGAAACGTAGCTGTGATGATGACAGTCACAATGAAAAAAGAGACGGCAGAGTTTAGATTTGCAATGCAACGGATTTGCTATGAATAGCATTGGCAATGGCAAAGCGAACCTGTGAACGGCTACGGAATGCGAAGGTGTTGATTTGAACAGCAAAGCAACGGCCTAGCGTCGATAAGCAACGGCAAAGCTGTGAGGTGAGGAGCTAGGGCTAGGTATGCACAGCACCGTTTTGATAAGCAAAGGCGAAGCTAAACTGAGTTTCGATAAGCAAAGGTGAGGCGAAGTTTTGACACGCAACGAGAGGCAATGGCATTGCAGCGTACAGAGTGGCGGCGTTATGCAAAGGAAATGCAATTCGTGGAAACGCTATTCGATGAAACGCAATGGCCTGGCAAAGAATTGACACGCTAAGGCGTAGTAAAGCGATATGTTGCAAAGGCATTGAGAAGCATAGAGATACAAGGGCATAACAGTGATTAGCAAAGGCACTGCAGTGACTAGCAAAGGCGTAGTTCGGCACAGTATGGCGTCGAAAAGCAAGGAAAAATAATTTTAACGTAACGGAGGTCAAAAAAATGAAAGAAATCAAGGTAAAACTGACGTTCACAGAAGAAATTCTGGGAACAGCAAACGCAACAACCACAATCCACGATGAGTATATCGCATCGAAAGCACCTGACGCAAAGAGCCGTGAGGAAGAGATAGCCGCACTTGGCGTGGCTGAGGTAATTGAAAAGTCTATGACGGTGTTCCCGACACTGGAAGACGGCACACCATTTCTATGGGACTATCAGGTAAAAGGCTTTTTCAAGGACGCTTGCGGTGTTCTGAAAAAGGTATCAGGTACGGCTAGTTCAAAAATCAAAGCGTACAAGAAAGAAATCGACGGACTGGTTTTCGTTGAGGAAAGAAAAATACCATACGAATTCAAGGGCGGCATGGGTGAGTGTCAGAGACCGTTGAGAGCAAGCACACCGCAGGGCGAACGTGTTGCACTGGCACATTCCGAAACAGTGCCTGCAGGAGCAACAGTTGAGTTCACAATCGTTATACTGAAAGACGATATGGAAACAGCCGTGCGTGAGTGGTTGGACTACGGCAGGCTGAGAGGTATCGGTCAGTGGCGTAACAGCGGCAAGGGAAGATTTGAGTGGGAGGAAGAAGAATGCTGACGAGAGATGAAATAATTCTTGCAGCAGAATGCTGTATAGCAGGCAACTGTGGAGCTTGTCCGTTTATAAATAGAGGTAATTGCATTACTGATTTTATGAAGAATGTTCTTGAATGCATAAAAAACGAGCCTGCACCTGCGGCAACAGGCACAAGCTCGGAGGTATCAGATGATACCTGTTCAATATTACAGTTTGATGATAGCACACTGCTGGATATCTGTCAAGAGGGACTAGAAAAAATATCAGAAATAGCCCTTGATGATTACCCAAACGGGTTTCTGACAGGATATATTGAAGCGTTCAAGGATAACATCAAGAGGTTGAGAGGCGGTGACGGCAATGGGCAAGAAATTTGAATTGACAACAGACACCAAAATACACTTCGGCAGAAAGCTATTCCGCATAAAAGCATTGGTATCGTTTAGAAATGTCCAAGTTGGTGACTTGGGCGGATACGTAGAAAGTGAAAAGAATCTAAGTCAGAGCGGCGACGCTTGGGTCTACGGCGACGCTGAGGTCTACGGCAACGCTTGGGTCTGCGGCAACGCTTGGGTCTACGACAACGCTAGGGTCTACGGCGACGCTGAGGTCTACGGCAACGCTAGGGTCTACGGCGACGCTGAGGTCTACGGCAACGCTTGGGTCTGCGGCAACGCTTGGGTCTGCGGCAACGCTGAGGTCTACGGCAACGCTGAGGTCTGCGGCAACGCTTGGGTCTGCGGCAACGCTGAGGTCTGCGGCGACGCTGATTATGTTTGCGCCAAAGGACTTGGCTCTCGTTATCGAAATACCACATTTTTCAAATGCAAAAATGGTGATATTTATGTTACATGTGGCTGCTTTGAGGGCAACCTTGATGAATTCACAAAAAAAGTAAAAACCACTCATGGCGATAGCAAATACGCTAAGGAATATCTTGCAATGGTAGAAGTTGTAAAGATACATTTTGAAAATGAGAACGGCGATGAAAGTGGTGAGCAAAGTGACTAACTACTCTTGCCTTGACTGCAAGCACCTGAAAGGTTGTTTGGAGAGTAGCAGGCGTTACCCCTGCAGAGATTTTAAGCTGGCGGAGCCAGCAATATTGGAAAGGAGAGGGCGAAAACATGACAGTAAAAGAAAGGCTTGACGCTATGGCTGACATGGCATTAATGGAGCAGAAAATGAAGGAAACACAGTTATACGATACTGTTACCGACGGCGTCTACCCCATGATGACAGGCGACGTGTGGACATCTGGCGGAATAATATCGGGTGTTCAGATATTTCCACCTGACATTCATGCCGTAGCGAAAGAGGTCGGTGCTGAGGTGCTGGAAAACGGAACTGAATCGTATTTCATGTACAAAAATATCGCATTTTTCAGCTATAAGGGGGCAGTTTAAATGCGTTACACAGCTAATGATTGTGTCGGCTGTCCTGATGGGTGCAGATGCTGCGGAAGAGACCGCAATTACACTGTAGTCGAATGTGACAAATGCAGAGAACAGCTAGACCTTGCGAACGAAAATGTTTTCTGCTATGAGGGCAAGGACTACTGCAAGGACTGTTTTCGTGAAATTTTGATTGAAAAAATCAACCAGAACGACGATATTTCAATCTATGACCTTGCCGAACTGGCAGGAACTGATTATGACGAGGAGGATCTGAATCTGCTATGAGTGCTAGTTTTGACAACGGCGTTCAGAAATATGTCAGGGGCTATGCGGTAGTTGAAATCGCATTCCCTGTTGACAATAAGGGTGTGACATACGCCGCCTGCAAGTATTGCAGGTTTTTCAGCCGCCGTTCTGGTCGGTGCAATCTGACCGACGAAATCGTATTTTTACCAGACACGTTTGTGGGCGCTCAATGCCCACTGGAAATCAAAGAGGAGGAATAAAACATGGGACTACCAGTTCTAATTGAGGGGGAAAGTGGCAGCGGCAAGAGCCGTTCCCTCAAAAATTTCAAGCCAGGCGAGATAAGCATTTTCAACGTGGCAGGCAAACCTCTGCCGTTCAAAAACAATGGTCTTGCGACGCTTTCAGTGGCAAAACTTGTCAAGGCAAACAAAGGCAAGAGCCGTTATGATGTTATCAAGGCGGCTATGTTTCAATCGAAATCAAAGGCATTTGCCATTGATGACAGCCAGTATCTCATGGCATTTGACAGTTTCGACAAGGCAAAAGAACTAGGATATGGAAAATTCACTGATATGGCGGTCAGTTTTGAACGGCTAATAGAATTTGTTATAAATGACCTGCCGTCAGACGTTATCGTGTATTTTCTGCACCACGTTGAACTAACGGACGGCGGCAAGTACAAAGCAAAGACCATCGGCAAGATGCTAGACAATCAGTTGACAGTCGAAGGGCTGTTTTCAATCGTGCTGTTCTGCACGGCTGACGAAAATCACCACTACTTTATCACACAATCCAGGGGAATTTCAACCGCAAAATCACCCGAAGATATGTTTGATGATGAAATCGAAAATGATTTGAAATTCGTTGACACCAAAATCAGAGAGTATTGGAATTTAACTCCAAACAACACAGAAAGCGAGGAAAAGTAAATGATAGGAATTACAGGTTACAAACAGGCAGAAGCAACAAGTTTTTCAGAGCTGCCAAAGCTCCAGCCAGGCGGATATGTGCTGAAAATTCTCAATATCAAGGTTGAACCCACCGACTGGGGCAGCAGGCTGGCAATTCAGTTTGACATCGCAGAGGGCGAATTCAAGGGCTTTTTCGACAAGCTGTACAAGGCAACGCCTGACGAGTGGGAAAACAAAAAATGGAAGGGTTCAATGCGTTTGAGCATACCGCATAACACAGGCGATGAGACCAAGTTCAAGAAGTCGCTGGGCTACTTCAAATCGCAGATACAGGCGTTTGAAAATTCAAATGCCAATCTACATATAGACTGCGAGCGTGACTGGGACGAGAACGTGTTGAAAGGCAAACTCGTCGGCGCTCTCTTCAACGAAAAAGAATGGGAAAAGGACGGTAAGACAGGCTGGTTTACACAGTGCAAACGCTTCGTGTCTGCGAACGATATCCGCAGTGGCAATTTCACCATTCCTAAACGTGAAGAGCTGAAAAACAAGCCGTCAACAGCCAGCAATGACAATTTTGATCCGAACGCTAATCTGTCTGATTTCGTTGAAATCAACGCAGGCGATGACACAGTACCATTCTGATGCACCCGATAGACATTGACGCCACACTTAAAACGTTCTCGGTTATCGTTGATAGCCGAGAGCAAAAGTGGGGGCATATCGAAAAGGCTCTGAAAGCCACAGAAACGCCATATACACAGCACAAGTTAAACTATGGCGATTATACTTGCAAAGCCGTAAAACCTAATAGCGAGCCTGTGAGCCTTGCTCAGAGCGTTGTTATTGAGCGTAAGGCAAATTTGGACGAAATCGTGGGCAATTTCACGAAAGGGCGAGAGCGTTTTGACCGTGAATTCAAGCGGTCGGTTGAAGACCATGCAAAAGTGTTTTTAATGGTCGAAGATGATAGATTATGGGAAAATATCCTACTGCACAACTATCGCAGTAAAATGCCACCAAAAGCACTACTGGCAACGTTCTGTTCATGGCAGGCACGATATAACATCACGATCATAGCGTGTCGGAAACAAGAGAGCGGCACACTGATAAAGGCGATACTATACTACGCCTTGAGGGATTATCTTCAAAAATTGGGCGGTGATTAAATGCTGGAAAATGGTTTTGTAAAATTCGATAGAAAAATAGCAAACTGGCGTTGGTATCATGATGTCAATACGTTCAAATTGTTTTTCCATTTAATCATAACCGCAAATTATGAGCCAAAGCCGTTTGAAAACATAACTGTTCAGCGTGGACAGAGGGTTGCAAGCTATGGTACACTAGCCGAAGAAACAGGGTTGTCAGTCCGCAACGTAAGAACTGCAATTCGTCACCTGATTTTGACAGGCGAAGTGACAAGCAAATCAACTAACAAATATAGCGTATTTACGATAGTAAACTATGACCTATACCAAGACAACCGACAAACAAACCGACAAACAAGTGACAAACAGCCGACAAGCAACCGACAAACAAGTGACAACAATGGAAGAAAGATAAAGAAAGATAAGAAAGATAAAGAAATATATGCTGCTCCCGCAGCGCACACAAACGGCAGGCGGACGGACAATCCAGGCAGGACAGATTTTTGAGTGAGGTGAAAAAACATGGGATATACAATGCGTGATGATGATGTGGTCGGTCTGGCTGTGGCACTGAATGCAGAAACGCACCGCAAGGGACGTGAACTGTATTTCAAATACTGTCCGTACTGTAACGGGGGTGGTCATGACAAAGATACATTTTCTATAAATCTTGACACAGGAGCGTTCAAATGTTTTCGTAGCAGTTGTGGCATGACAGGTCACTTTGTGCAGCTGGCTAGGGATTTCAACTATCCACTGGAATTTGACGACGAGCAGAAAAAGAAATACCGCACGCTACCGCCTGTGAAGATAGTCACACGTGACAAGGCGGTTGAATACCTGCGGTCAAGGGGAATTTCGGAGATCACCACACGGAAATACAACATTACTGTCGGTGATAAACGTGACAATTTGCTGATGTTTCCGTTTTTCGATGAAAATAACGTGCTAGTATCGGTAAAATACCGCAAGACAGATTTTGTCAAGGGTAGAGACAATCAAAAAGAGTGGTTTGAAAAAAACACAAAACCGATACTGTTCGGTATGAACCGATGCACGGAAAAACATGATCGGCTGATAGTCACGGAGGGGCAGATAGATAGTCTGTCGGTGGCAGATTGTCAGATAGATAATGCGGTATCTGTGCCAGGCGGTCAGAGCAATAAAACATGGGTGCCGTTCTGCTATGATTTTGTGGACAGCTTCGATGAAATCGTAATTTTCGGAGACCATGAACACGGCCATGTAACATTGGTTGACCAGTTTACAACATCATTTCCGCACAAGAAACTGAAAGTTGTCAGGGCGCAAGATTATCTTGGCGAAAAGGACGCAAATGCAATTTTACAAAAATACGGCTGCAAAGCGATATGCGACGCTGTGAACAACGCTGAAGAAATACCTGTCACGGCTGTCAAAAAACTGTCGCAGGTCAAGGCGGTCAACCTGGATAAGCAGGAACATATCAGGACTGGCATATACGATGTTGACCGATATATCGGCGGTATCTATATGGGACAGGTGGTAGTTATCACGGGCAAGCGTGGTGAGGGTAAATCAACGTTAGCGTCACAGATAATTGCAAATGCGTTAGACCAATCAGACCTTGACGGCAATCCGTATTCGATTTTCGTCTATTCGGGCGAATTGCCTGACTATCATTTCAAACGCTGGCTAGATTTGCAGATTGCAGGAAAACAAAATGTTATACGTTCGGTCAACGAATATGGCGATGAAACCTATGACATACCTGATGATGTGGTCGACAAAATCAATCACTGGTATGATGATAGGGCGTACATATTTGACAACACAGCTGTGACGGCTGAAATCAAACTTGACGGCGATAATGCAAAACGTGACGGCAAGATATCATTGCTGGGTACGATTGAAACAGCTATCCGCAGATTTAATGTCAAACTGATACTGATCGACAACCTCATGACGGCGCTGGACGTTGACCTCAGCAAAGAATTGTATCGGGCACAGTCTGATTTTGTAAATGCTGTTAAATACATAGCGGTCAAATATAACGTAGCTATCATACTGATAGCACACCCACGCAAAACCGCAGACGGCATTGAACTGAATGCAGATAGCGTCAGCGGTTCGGGTGATATCACAAATAGGGTCGATTTGGTTTTAACATATAGCAAAAACAGCGATGACGATAAGGACGATTTTCAAAGCAAAATTGCCATTGTAAAAAACCGATTGACGGGTAACGTAGCGGACAATATCAAAGTTGCCTACAGTCAGATTTGTAAACGTATCGGCTGTAACAATGCAGAATGGGGCAGGATCTACGGCTGTTTCAAAGAAATCAACACGGCTGAGGACGAAGATTTGCCGCCATTTTAAAATAAAAAAAGAGGAGTGAAAAAGCATGGAAAGGTCAGAAATAGACAAACTGGCATATCGTGGCGAAGAACTGCCGAACGACAGCAATATTTTTGATGAAATATACTGGCTGGCTATGTATTATCTATACAAAACCGCCACACTGAATAACATTCCTGCAGAGCAAGCGGCAAAAGCTAAAAGTGCATTGACGCAGAAACTGGACAAGCAGATAAAGCATAGCGAACCTAACGAGAACGTGATAGCAGCATTCAATGACAGCGTGCGTGTTATGCGTGAAATGGAAAAATTCATCAGACCTTATGCGGAATTTGAAAAGAAAAGCCGTGAAGAGCTGATAGAGTTTATCAAGCATATGTTCGATGTGCTGTCGGGGCTGGGTCCGTATGAGGAGGGCAAGTAACATGGGTAACAACAAATTCTGCACAAGCTGCAAATTTTTCGAAAAATCACCTGACAACTGTGGCAGAAAGAACGGAAAATACGGGCTGTGCGTTCGTCAAATGGAATTCAACCTAAAACCAATGGTAGTCAACTATCAGCACTCTGTCTGCGAAGAATTCAAAGACAAAATAGAGGCTGTGAAACGCAGTGCTGCTACAACGCTTTGTTGGTACTGTAAACACGCAGTGCCGACAAAGGATAAGATAACAGGAGAATATCTCACAGGCTGTGCATGGTCCATAGACCGCAGTCCGGTTGAGGGTTGGAGGACGTGTCAGCACAGAATGTACGAGGCACAAAAGGGCGGTATGATACACTCGTATACAGTAACGGAATGTCCTGAATTTGAGGAGGTATAACATGGCAAAATACATTGACGCGGACAATCTGATTAACGAATTATCGGCGGCGTGTATGCCGATATACGAAAAGGGCATAACAGGCATTCTGGGTGATAACAGCAGCATTGCCGATATAATCAACGAACAGCCTACCACAGCCGTGCAGGAGGTCAAGCGTGGATACTGGCAGAACAAATATAGAAGTGGCACGACAATTAAAGAGGGTGTTGTATCTTCCTGCTGTGATATGTGGAATAACAGAAAATCGCAGTTCTGCCCGAATTGCGGAGCAAGAATGGACGGTGTTGCTAATGGCTGACCCAATGACCATGTCACGCCTGAAAGCCTACCGCCGTATACTGTGACGGAGTGTCCTGAGTTTGAGGAGGGATAACATGAAGGTATTAATAGCGTGTGAAGAATCGCAAGAGGTCTGCAAGGCATTTCGTGCAAAATGTCACGAAGCGTACAGCTGCGACATTCAGATGTGTTCAGGCGATCACCCTGAGTGGCATATATTAGGTGATGCTCTGACCGTTATCAACGGCAATGCAAACTTCACAACTTACGACGGACAGGCACATACGGTAGACAAATGGGATTTGCTGATAGCTCATCCGCCGTGTACGTATCTTAGCAACGCGGGAGCAGCACGTCTGTACAAAAAAATGAATGGGAAAAGTTATGTTGACCTTGAAAGATTTAATAAAGGGCAAGACGCAAAAGAATTTTTCCTGAAATTTTTTCATGCCCCTGTTAAAAGAATAGCTGTTGAAAATCCAATCCCGTCTGGAGTATATCGGTTGCCGAAATATACGCAGGCCATACAACCATATGAATACGGACACCCATACAGCAAAAAAACGTGTTTGTGGTTGAAAAATCTGCCTAAATTGGCACCGACAAATGTTGTTAAACCCATATGTTCATGGGTATCAGGTGGTAGCAAAAAGTCGGACGGCACTGCACGCACAAACTGTGGAATGCCGTTTCGTGACAGCAAGACAAAATCCAAAACATTTTCAGGCATAGCACAAGCAATGGCTGAACAATGGGGAAGTGAGGAGAAATAGCATGGTAAAAATCAAACCCGAATACATATTTCCGCTTCTGCTGATTCTGCTAGACGTGGGAGCAGCAATTATATACGCCGTGCAGAAAGACTATAAAAAGGCTGTCTACTGGTTAGCGGCGGCAGTGCTGAATGTGACGGTAACTTTTTAGGAGGAATAACAATGTCAAGATATATTGACGCAGAAAAGTTAAAGTGTTCTATTGATTCGGAAACAGACAGCATATTTGATTGGGATATGACCATAGAAGAACTTTATTATAACCTGTGCAAACTGATTGATGATGAACCTACCGCAGATGTGCAGCCTGTGAAGCGTGGAACATGGGAGAATACAAACACACCTAATCAGCTTAGATGCAGTAATTGTGAAATCATTCACTTTATAGCTCAGTATCCACACGGTGAGATAAATTACTGCCCAAACTGTGGTGCTAGAATGGACAGTGACAGCAGTATCGCTGATATAATCAACGAACAGCCTACCGCAGACGTGCAGGAGGTCAAGCACGGATATTGGAAATTTCACGAAAAAACAAAACTCGTGCCAGCCAATAAGGTTGGCATAAAAGAAGAATACACTAATGGTCATGATTGTACTGTCGTTGACAATACAAATGTCAACAAGAAAATCATGATTATGAAAAAACGTATAACATTAAAAATTCCTATATGTTCGGTCTGCGGTTGGTGCGGGCATGATGAATGCGATGCAACGCCATACTGCCCAAACTGTGGAGCTAGAATGGAGGAGTTTGAAGAATGAGAGATATGCAACTTAACGTTAATTTTCCGTTAAGACCTTGCCTTGTAAATGGCGAAAAGATGTTATTTCATATGTGGGGCATAGGTCGGAATGAAACCATAGGTATCGTAGAGGACGCTAATGGGTCGATAATGGCAGTTTTTCCTTACAAGATAAAATTCACGGATGAAATTTTTGAAGAGTATATGCATGAAGAGGGTGATTCTGAGTGAAAGCACGAACGAACATCGTCAAACAAAGCGACATCAAAAAAGAGGTCGCAAAGGAAATGCAGAAAAGATATAGCGAACTGCAGGGTGAGATAATGCAGGATATCACTGAACAGATAATGGCGACTGTTTTGTGGACGCTAGACAAGTGGTACGGCTGGAAAGGTAAACGCCTGCGTGCATTCATCGACGCAGTGAATAGCACGTTTGACATCATGGACGCGGCTGAATTTGACAACGATAACAACGCCAGCTATCTGAAAGAGACATACGGCATTGACCTGTCGGAGCTGATATCAACGGAAATGACTGACAGGGTGCAGAAAGGCGGTTGAAATGACAGCAAAAGAATATTTGCAGAACGCTTATAAAATCGAGAGACGTGTGAAAATCATCGAAAACAAGGTCAAGAAACTGCGGTCACAACTAGAATACGCTGGCATTTCCTACGAAAATACAGGTGCTAGTCATGGCAGTTGTAACGGCGATAAGATGTCAAGCACCATTGAACGCATAGCAGAATATGAACGTAGACAGCAGGAACTAGCGCTGATACTGATTGACAAACGTTTGCAAATCGAAAAGTCCATTGACGCAGTGGCAGACGCAGACCAGCGAGAGGTTCTTGAACGGCGGTATCTTTTTTATCAGCGCTGGGTTGGAAAATTCAACAAAGAAAATGGTGAATACATAATGGGGATCACCGACTATATGAACTATTCGGAACGCACGATATATAAAATTCACGGCGAAGCCCTGAAGCATATCGTTGTTCCAAAAGAGTGCAGTGAAATGCAGTGAAATGCAGTTATTAATCTGCTATACTGTATAATAGCCCGATAGGGCAAAAGGTCAGTTGGTTATATCCTCAACAAAAGCCAACCTTATACTTTACGCCTGAGTGGCTAGCCCTCAGGCAATGTGCAGGGGCGGTGCGCCATCACTTAACCTGCTCCATGTTTTTTTACTTCTTTTGTTTTAGATCTCCTGACTTCCGCTATGGCATTAGCTATGGCGGATATATCGGTCGATACTGCAATGATGTTGACGCCGATACCAATCAGCCACACACACCTCTTAGCAATGTGTCCCACGTGTGGCATTTTTATTTTATGGGGGCGGCACTATGAAAGACTTTGCATATTCCTTTTACCGCTCAGCGGCATGGAAGAAGTGTCGCCAATCTTACATTGACAAACGCATATTAATCGACGGCGGTCTTTGCGAAGAATGTCACGAACGTGCTGGATATATCGTTCATCACCGAACATTGTTGACGCCAGCAAACATTTGTGACCCTGAGGTATCATTAAACCATGCCAATCTCGAATTTGTATGCAAAAAATGTCATGATAATTTCGAGGGTCATTTCTACCAAAAATCGCCTAAAAAATTAACAAAATGTGAATTTGACGCATTTGGTATGCCCGTACCCCCCTCAAATTTGGACTGAATTTTTTCCTAAGATACCGAGGGGGCAAAGGTCATTTTTTACGCACGATAAAATCGCATAAGGGGGTGTAATCTGACAATGGCAAAAATCAAAAAGAATTTGAGCGAGTTGCGAAAAGCTGTGGATAGTTGTGAACCGGCAAAGAGAGAACTAGGTATAAAGCTATTGGATCAGCTGGAGTACATGGAAAATCTGCTGAGCGAGTATCAGAAAAAGATAAAAGCAGAGGGCGCAATCATCGAAGCGACAAACGGCAATGGTTTTACTGTCAAGACAGAGCACCCAGCAAGTAAAGCATATGCAACACTAATCGGAAAATACAATGCAATGGCTAAGACAGTTGAAAACATTATTCTCGACAGCCTGCAAAAATCTGAGGGTGACGAGCTGTTGGAATTCCTAGGCGGTGCAAAGCGTTGACGGAATTTGAAAAATATTTTACTGGCATTTATGACGGAAATATCGTTGCGTGTGAGAAAATGAAAAAGGTTTCGGAAATGCTGTTGAACAGATTTGCAAGCCCTGATGAATTTCATTTTGACGAAGCTATTGCAACACGGCATACGGACTTTATCGAAAAATTCTGCAAGCAGCCGTCTGGAAAACTAGGTCAGCCATTGAAGTTGGAGTTGTTTCAAAAAGCAAGATTGCAGGCGCTATTCGGTTTCGTTGATGATAACAACCTGCGTCAGTATAACGAATGTTTGATAATCGAAGGTCGAAAGAACGGCAAGACAACGGAAACTGCGGCGGTCGAGAATGATATGCTAGTCAATGACGGAGAGGGTTCACCGCAGATATATAACGTCGCCACAATGCTAGATCAGGCAAAGCTAGGTTTCAACGCCTGCTACAAAATGATAAAACAATCGCCATTGTTGAGCAAGTATATTCGTAAACGTGCGACCGATTTGTATTTTCCGTTGAACATGGGATTTATAAAGGCTCTTGCCAGCAATTCAAACAGCCTTGACGGATTGGACGTTCACTGCGGTGTTATCGACGAATTGGCGGCAATAAAGAACCGAGATCTATATGATTTGATAAAGCAAGCAATGGGTGCTAGACAGCAGCCCATTTTATTTTGCATTACCACAAACGGCTTTGTTCGTGGCGGCATTTTTGACGCCCAATACGAATATGCAAATAACCTGCTATACGGACGGCTGACAGAAAACAATAACCGATTTTTGCCGTTTATCTATGAACTGGATAGCCCTGATGAATGGGACAAGGAAGACTGTTGGTTGAAAGCAAACCCTGGGCTGGGCACGATAAAATCAACCGACTATCTGCGCCAAATGGTGCAGAAAGCCAAAGACGATCCTAGCTTCAAGGCAACAGTTATGGTCAAAGATTTTAACCTTCCGCAGAATACCGAAAGCGGCTGGCTGAGGTGGAACGAGCTGAACAATGAAGAAACTGTCGTGGACTATCCATTCAGATATTTCATCGGTGGTTTTGACGCCGCTGATTATATAGACCTGAATGCCGCAAAGGCTATCTGCAAAAAGCCTGATGATGATAGGTTGTATATAAAATCTATGTACTGGATACCGCAAGCCGTTCTTGACGCTGACGCTGAAAAGGGTGACAGACGTGGACGAGATAGTGTGCCGTATGAATTGTGGAAATCGCAAGGTCTGCTGAGGACGTGCGAGGGAAACAAAGTCAACAAGCGTGTTATTTTGGATTGGTTTTTGGAGTTGAGAGACAAAGAAGACATCTATCCTCTGGCTATCGGCTATGACCCTTGGCACGTTTCGGACGAGCTGATAAAAGCGTTTGAAGAAGAGTTTGGCAAGGGCGTTTTAATACCTGTGCGTCAGGGTGTTATCACGTTGTCTGACCCGATGAAGAACCTGAAAGCTGAATTCCAGCGACACAACATTGTTTACGACAACAACCCGATTGACAAATGGTGTTTCCTGAATACGGCTGTAAAGACAGACGTCAATGGCAACATTCAGCCGTGTAAGAAATCTGACCGAACGCAGAGAATAGACGGACTTGCGGCACTACTAGACGCATATGTGGTCTATTATAATCGGCAGGAAGAATTTGAGAGTTTGATATGAAAGGGGTGAAAAAATGGGTCTGATAAATCGTTTTAAAAACAGATCACAGGTAGTGACCCGATATAAGATGATGTCGGAAATCGGCAACGGCTACTATAGTTGGGACGGTAATGTTTATCGTTCGGACTTGGTGCGTGCCTGCATTCGCCCAAAGGTCAAGGCTATCGGAAAGCTGACCGCAAAGCATATCAGAAAATCATATAGCCGAAATGGTGATGGCAGTATCGAGATAAACCCTGAACCATATATGCGAATGCTACTGGAAGAACCTAACGAGTTCATGACGATGCAGAAAATGTTGGAAAAAGTCGCAACACAGCTGTGTTTGAACAACAACGCATTTATCCTGATTATCCGTGACGGCAACGGCTATCCTACTGAATTATATCCTATCCCTGCGGACAGTGCAGAATGCGTATATATCGGCAATGATTTGCATTTGAAATTCACATTTTTCAACGGACAAAGATATATGTTTCCGTATGCTGACATCATTCATTTGCGTAGCGATTTTTATAAAGACGATATCTTCGGCGAACGGCTGAGTGAAACGCTGACGCCACTAATGGAAATTGTAACAACTACAGACCAAGGTATTGTCAAGGCTATCAAAAATTCGTCAATTATTCGCTGGCTGTTGAAGTTCACCAGCTCCTTGCGCCCTGAGGATTTGAAGAAGCAGGCGCAAGAATTTAGCGAGCAGTTCATGAGCGTTCAAAACGGCACAGGTGTTGCGGCGGTCGACAGCAAGGCGGACGCAAAACAAGTTGACGCAAAAGACTATGTACCGAATTCATCGGTCATGGAAAAAACCACGCAGAGAATTTATTCGCTGTTTAACACAAACGCAAATATCGTGCAATCGAACTATACCGAAGACCAATACAACGCCTATTACGAATCGGAGATAGAACCAGTAGTAATGGAATTGGCTGGCGAATTCACACGAAAACTATTCAGCCGTATTGAAAGAGGGTATGGCAACAAGATAGTTTTTGAAGCGTTCAACCTGAGCACTGCGTCGATGTCAACCAAGCTGAATCTGGTGCAGTTTTTTGACAGAGGCATTATGAATGCAAACGAAATCCGAAGCGTGTTCAATCTGGCTGACATTCCTTCAGGCGATCAGTACTATGTCAGATTAGACACGGCAAAGATAGACAGCGGTGAGGGAGGTGAAAATGATGAAAATTAACGTCAAAGGTACTATCATTCCGAATGATGACCAGTGGATCTATGACCTTTTCGACATTGACGCCACTTCTCCTGCAAAGGTTTCAAAGGGTATAACTGCTGCGGCTGAAAAAGACGAGCCGTTGGAAGTTTACATCAATTCTGGCGGCGGTGATATTTTTGCGGCGTCCGAAATCTATTCAGCAATCCGTGAATATTCAGGTGATGTCAAAATACACGTTGTCGGTCTTGCGGCAAGTGCGGCAAGCGTGATAGCGTGTGCAGGCAAGTCAGATATATCACCGACGGCACAGATCATGGTACATAACGTATCATCAGCGGCAAGAGGTGATTACCATGACATGGACAAAATGTCAGAGATTTTGCAGAAGGCCAATGAAACCATTGCAAATGCCTACATAACCAAGTCAGGCATGACAAAGGAAAAGGCACTGGAAATCATGGATAAGGAAACATGGTTGACGGCCGATGAGGCGGTCGAGCTGGGGTTGATAGACGAAGTTGCAGGAAGCAAGAACGTCAAGTCACAGCTTGTGGCAGCTTACTGCGATATCATACCGCAGAACGTAATCGAAAAAATGAAAGCTGAGCGTGCTGATAAAAAGATAACAGCACAGGCAAGGCTAGACAAACTAAAGGAGGGTTACAAAAATGACAAGGCAGGAAATGCTTGACAAGGCTCAGGCTCTTATCGACGAGGGCAATTTTGAGGAAGCCGAAAAGCTGATGAATGACGCTGAGAAAGCGGCAAAGACACAGGCAAATCTGAACGCTATGACAAAAGACCATGCGTCAGACACCATGAAAAATATCATTGAAAGGAATGAAAACAAGATGAACGAGAATGCGATCACACACACATCAAACATTTATGACAGCATTGAGTACAGAACTGCATTTATGCACAACGTTCTCGAGGGCACACCAATCCCTGCGAAGTTTGCGAACGAGGCACAGTCCACAAAGACCACTGACGTTGCGGCTGTCATTCCGTCCACAACCATGCAGAGAATCGTTGAGAAGCTGGAGGAGCACGGACAGATCTACGCCCTTGTCACAAAGACAAATATCAAGGGCGGCGTGACAATCCCTACTTCAAGTGCCAAGCCAGTTGCAACATGGGTTGCTGAGGGTGCAGGCTCTGACACACAGAAGAAGTCCACCGGTTCAATCACTTTCAGCTACTACAAGCTGAGATGTGCTATCTCCATGTCACTCGAAGTTTCTGTGGTATCACTCGACTTCTTTGAGACAGTATTTGCCAATCAGGTAGCCGACGCAATGATCGCCGCTATTGAGACAGCAATCATCAAGGGCGACGGCTCTGGCAAGCCAAAGGGTATCACAAAGGAAACTGTTGTCAGCGGTCAGAACGTGGACATTGCACCGACAAGCGGCATTACATACAAAACCCTGTGGGATATGAAAAAGAAAATTCCGTCAGGCTACAGAGCAGGCGTTAAGATGTTCATGAACTATGCAACATTCTGCGACATTCAGGCACTGACAGACACAAACGGACAGCCTATCGCTAGGGTCAACTATGGTCTTAACGGCGATATGCAGCCATCAGTTCTTGGCACACCTGTTGTGTTCTCAGACGATATCGACGCTTATGCGGATACTGTATCGGCTGACACAATCGTTGCATTCTTCTTCCGCCCTGAGGACTATATCCTCAACACAAATCTTGCCATGACGGTCAAGAGATATGAGGACAATGACACCGAAGACCAGGTAACAAAGGCGGTCATGCTGGTAGACGGCAAGGTCGTCGACAAGAACAGCCTTGTGACACTCACGAAGAAGAATAAGTAATCATGATGATAAAGGGGGCATAACGAATGCTTGAAAGTTTGAAAAATTCGCTGAGGATATCGCATAACAAGCTAGATAGCGACATTATGTCAAACGTGGACGCCTGCATGGAGGACTTGAAGCGTGTGGGCGTGTTCGTTCCCTTTGACGCTGACGATTGCAGTGCAATTCTGAAAAAGGCTATCGAAAACTATGTCAAATGGCAGTATGATTTCAACGGCAAGGGAGAAGATTTCCGCAAGAATTACGAGCGTTTACGAGACGCACTAAGTCTGAACGAGGACTACACGGAGGGGATTTAACAATGTTTAATGATGTTGTAAAAATTGCCAAAGCGAAGATAGTTTCAGACGAAATAGGAAATCAAGAAAAGGTCGTTGATTGGGAGAACGCCAAAGAAGTGTTCTGTCAGGTATCATCAATTTCACGGTCTGAATTTTACAGCGCCGCACAGGCAGGATTTCAACCCACGCTGAAAATCAAAATGGCAGATTACTATGACTATGATGACGAGGATATGTTATTCTACAACGGTCGGGAATATCGTATCATACGCACATATGTCGCAGGGACAGCCATTGAGTTGACGGCTGAACGTTTTGGCGGTGATAGCTGATGAAATCGGTTGAAATTGATGTAAGTAAACTGGCGAAACAGGTCGCTGATGACCTGAAAGAGTACAGCGAAGAAACTGCAAAGATAGTTGACGGCTGTATTGACGAGGTCGCAGACCAGTGCGTCGAAAAGTTGAAAACCACATCACCACGTCGGACAGGCAAGTATGCCGAAAGCTGGAAAGCTGAAACAGTATACGCTAAATCGGGCAACAAGCGTGTTGTTGTGCGTAACAAAAAATACTACTATCTGACACATCTGCTGGAGCATGGTCACGCAAAGAAAGGCGGCAAGGGCAGAGTAAAGGCATTTGTGCATATCAAACCTGTTGAAGACTATGCACAAAAGGCACTGCCTGAGTTGATAGAAACGAGGTTGAAGAAATGAATTTGACATTGGCTGACATACGTTCACGATTAACGGCTATCGACGAACTGAAAGACAAAGTCGCATACTATTCATCACGTGATGAAATGAAAACGCCATACTGCGTGTTCTATCGTGAAAGCACCATAGACAGCGGAGACGATATGCACCCCGCAAGCCTGCGAGAACAGACAATAGTCATTGAGTTGTATACTAGAAAAATCGACGTTGAATTAGAAACGGCTGTTGAGAAACGGTTTGCAGATTTTGATTTGGAAAAGTCTGAAAGCTGGATAGAAGACAGCAAGGAATATCAGATAAGATATTCATTTACCAATTACTTGAAGTAAGGGAAGAAACAATGCAATATTTAGGCGGTAAATGCAAAATTGCAAAACCTATCTCAGAACTTATTTTACAAAAAAAGGAAAATGTTAAGACGTTTGTAAGTTTGTTCTGCGGCGGTTGTGCAATCGAAACGAAATTGGCACCATCTTTTGAAAATGTTATATGCAATGACCTGCACCCATATCTGATAGCTATGTATCAGGCATTACAAAATGGCTATGACTTGCCCGAAAATATATCCGAAGAACAGTATAGATATATCCATGAGCATAAGGACGAGGATAAGGCGTTGGCTGGTTTTGTGGGCTTTGGGTGTTCGTTTGGTGCGAAATGGTTTGGCGGCTATGCCCAAAACAAAAGGGGTGACAACTATGCCAAGCAAGGTAAGAATGCTATAATGCGAGATATTGAAAATCTTAAAACAGCAAAATTTATCTGTGTTGATTATCGTAGCGTTGATATTCCCGACGGCTCTATAGTATACGCTGACCCACCATATGCTGGCGTTACAGGCTATTTAACAGGCGAATTTGACAGTTCTGAATTTTGGAAATACATGAGAAAAATCAGCGAGAAGAACACAGTGTTTATTTCGGAATTGCAAGCACCTGACGATTTTGTTTGCGTTTGGCAAAAAGAAATTTTAAGGACGTTAAATAGCAATAGCAAACGCCCAAAATCTGTTGAAAAATTATTCGTACATAAATCGCAAATTTAAAAAGGAGGAATTAAAATGGATGAGACAAAGAAAGCCCCAAGCAATATCATTCTTGGAAGCGGTTATATCTACTATCAGGATTTCAACGATGAAACAATACCTGATGTTGATACTATCTGCACCAAAGCCAATGTTTTGGGCTATATCCAGGGCGGTGCAACCCTGTCTTATAAGCCGACATCCTATACGGCAAGTGATGATGACGGCACGCACCAGAAAACAATCACCACCGAAGAAGAGGCTACACTGAAAACTGGAATCGTAGTATTCAACGGCAATACGCTTGACGTTCTCTGCGATACCGCAAGAGTTACAGAAGATACCAGCAAGAAACGTAGAACTGTCAAAATCGGTGGTCTGAAGAATATACGTCGTAAGAAGTATGTTTTGTGTTTCCACCACGTTGACGCAGCTGACGGAGATATATGGGTCATGATCGTGGGCAACAACCAGAGCGGTATCGAACTGGCATTCACAAAGGACAAGGAAACTGTTATCGACGCAGAGTTCAAAGCACTGCCAAGCGACAGCGAGGGAACGCTGATTACCTACATCGAAGAAGACAAGTCAATAAGTGCCACATAAGCAACACAAATACACAGCCTGCTGAGATTTTTCAGTGGGCTGTTTTTTTGGAGGTGTAAAAATGCCAAAGACGTTGAATTTTAACAAAATGCAAAAGCCTAGTCTGCGTATCGAGCTGGCTGATGAAAAGCATACCACGATTTTTGTTATGCCACCCACAAAGGGCGAGATTGAAGCGTTCGGGGAAATATCCGCAAAGCTAGGCGGCAACAAGCTGGACGAAGCAATCGAAATGTGTGCAAAGCTGATGTCACACAACATCGCAAAGATACCAATAACGGCTGAAACACTGGCTGATTGGGATATCTATGACATTCAGATGTTCTACCGCACATATATCGACTATCTGCTAGAAATCAAAAATTCAAAAAACTAGCACTCCCCTACTATCCACCGCAGGATAGAGAGGGGGAAAAATATGAAATTTCCTCAACGTGGGAAAAGTTAGTTGCGGACTATATGGGTATATCCCTATATGATGTTGATGATATGGACTACTATGACTATCTGTTGATACGTCGTGACGCTTTTATCGCACGGCTCAGGCAGAGCGAGAGCGGTCAGGAATATCTTGACAACGCATATAGGTTGACCTTGACGAAGCCTGACCGACAGGCTTTGCGAGAAAATTTCGGAAAGGGGGCAATGATAGGTGGCAAAAAGTAGCATAAAAGGTATTACGATAAAAATAGGCGGCGACACCACAGGTCTTGACAAGGCACTGAAAGAAACGAACAAGAAGAGCCGTGAGCTGGAGAGCGAGTTGAAAGCGGTCGATAAAGCCCTGAAGCTGGACCCGAACAACGTCACGCTGGTAAAACAAAAGCAAGACCTGCTGAAAGACAGTATCAAAGAAACAAAAGCAAAGTTGGACGTGCTGAAAGAAGCACAATCGCAGGTCACGGCACAATATAAAAAAGGCGAGATAGACGCAGGACAGTATCGTGCGTTTCAGCGAGAGTTGGAAACAACGAAGTCGAAGCTGTCAAGTCTGAAAGACGAAAAGAAAAATGTCAATGCTATCGGCACGGCATTTAAAGAAGTCAAAGACAAGGTCGAACCTGTCATAAAAAAAGTTGAAAAAGTCGGTTCTGCCATAGGCGGTGCGGCAAGCAAAGCCGTAAAGTTCACGGCAACGCTAGGCAAGATAGACACGGCCATGATAGGCAAGGCGGCTGACGGATTCAAGAAATACACGCAAACCATAGGTGTTGGTCTTGCGGCTGTAACAACGGCACTTGCGGCAAACGTCGAAACTAGCCGTGAGTGGAACAGTGATATGACCAAACTGAAAACAAACGCCGAAACCAGCGGCAACAATTTTGATTTTATGAAATCAAAAATGCAAGATTTGGTGGCTATCACAGGCGAGTCCGATTCGAGCATTGAAGCGTTATCAAACCTTATGGCTGTTGGTTTCAGCGATGAACAAATGACGCCTGCTATAAATGCACTCAGCGGAGCGGTTGAAAAATTCCCTGATACCTTGAAAATCGAGAGCCTTTCAGATAGCTTGCAGGAAACCCTTGCCACAGGTGCTGCGACAGGTCAGTTTTCAGAGCTTATCGGGCGTATGGGTGATAGCGTTGACGATTTTAATGCGGGTCTACAGAATTGCACGTCAGAGGCAGAACGTCAGCAGTATGCCCTTGATTGGCTGGCAAATTCGGGTCTGTCGGAAATCAATGACGAATACCAATCAGCAAATAAATCAACGCTGGACTATGAACGTGCTAGTTTTGAATTGCAGGACGCCCTTGCATCTTTGGGAACTGCGTTCACGCCTGTTATGGCTGGTGCAAAGGGAATGGCGGCAGATTTTCTGACAAAATCGTTGCCAGCTGTTCAGAAATTGTCAGGCGGTTTTACCAAACTGTTTGACGGCGTTTCTAGTTTGCTAGACGCATATGACAGCGACGGTCTTGACGGCTTGACCGAACAAATCCCGATTGTTATATCTGGGCTGTTCAGCTCTGCGTCAGAAACGCTTGCCGAAAACGCCCCTACGCTAATCACAGCGGCAACTACGGTTTTAACGTCTATCATTCAGTCACTAGCACAATCAGCGCCGTCACTAATCAATTCAATTCTGCCGTCACTGCTTAACGGCTTTTTCGGGCTGATAAATGCGTTGGTTTCAACTATCCCGACGCTAGTGCCTGAACTGGTGCAGGGCGCAATCACACTGTTTTTAGGTCTGATTGACGGACTAAATGATGTTATCAAACAATTGATGCCAATGTTACCTAGTTTGATAAAACAAATAACTGACACGCTGATTGAAAATCTTCCTGCAATCATCGAGGGCGGTTTCCAATTACTAACAGGACTAATAACAGGTCTGACCAAATGCACACCTGATTTGATTGACGCAATAATAGCGTTGATACCTGTTATAACAGATTCACTGACAGAAAATCTGCCTGCGCTAGTCAAGGCAGGTATGGAACTGATTGTCGCATTGGCACAGGGCTTGCCACAGGCTCTGCCTGACCTTATCGACGCTCTTCCCGAAATAATCGGTGCTATCATAGACGGATTCAAGGACGTTGACTGGCTGGATTTGGGTGCAAATATCCTCAAGGGCATTTTGAACGGTTTAGTTTCTGCCGTCAGCGGAATTTGGAGCGTAGTGGAAGACGTAGGCAGTGCCATTATAGACGGATTTTGCGATTTCTTCGATATCCATTCGCCTTCAAGGGTCATGGCGAAAAAGGTCGGTCAGTATCTGCCGTCGGGAATTGCGGTCGGTATGGAAGACACTGCAGACGAACCAGTTGACGAGGCACAGGCTATCGTTGACAGCGTTGCAGGTGTATCGGCTGAAATGGATCCTGTCATGATAGGCAGACAGACCGCAAGAAAAACGGCTGACAAAATATCAACCGAAGCCGACAGCACCACACAACACGGCAAGAGCGGTGATCTGACAGTGGTTATGAACATTGACGGAAAACGTTTTGCCACAGTGACAGCACCATACATGGACGTTGCTATGGCTGAAAAAATCAATCTGAATGCTAGGAGGGTGGCTGACAATGTCTAGTATAACGATAAATGGTAAAAATTCCTATACCGATTTTGGAGCGTTGCTGACATCACGCAGTACACCGCCGCCAAGTATCAGGGATATATCGGCTACTATACCATACCGCAATGGCGACATATGTTTCACATATCAGAATGGCGGTAAACCTACCTATGATACACGAACGTTGACATACAAATTCGTGTTTATGGACTGTCCAAAAACCGCCCTGCGGAAAACAGTGGCAGATTTTGAAAACTGGATTTTGTCGGCTGGCGAATGTGATTTATACGATGATGCCGAAATTTACCATTATAAGGCAAGAGCGATTAGCTGTGCTGAAAGTGAAAAGGGATATCATGTTGAGGTAACGGCAACGTTCAAAGCACAGCCGTATAAGATATCTGACGATTTTTCTGACAAGGGATTTGACAATTTCAGTTTTGAAAATGACTATCTAAATCTTACGGACATGACACTGACGGCTATTGAAATGGCTCCACACGCCCCTATGGGTGTTTTGAAAGTCTATTTGTATTCGGACGTGCCGATAAAACCACGTCTGATATATAGGCGGTCTGCTGATGATACCAACAAGGTAGGATTCACGCATTTCCAAAATAACAACGTTGATATTTCCGAAAAGGTATACAGACCGACAGAAAAACCATTCGATATGGACGAACTGATTTTACAGCCGGGTTTGAACACTTTGTCAGCGTATGGCTTCGGCACGCTCACGCTGAATCTGCATGAGGAGGTGTTATAAATGCATACTGTCACTATCACAAACGGCACAGAAAAAACCACGATACATAGTGATAACCTTGACCGCATTTCGGGTGGAAAAATCGTCAAGGCTGTCAATGCCGTTGACAGTTTTACGTTTACCATATACCCTGACAATGCAGGATATGACAAACTGAAACCACTGACAACATCGGTCACTGTCACGGACGACAACACAGGCAAAAACGTTTTTATCGGACGTGTGCTGAAATGCCCTGACAGCATGGACGAGCAAGGACTGATTTGTAAATCTGTCACCTGCGAGGGGCGTTTAGGCTGGCTATACGATAGTGTTCAGCCATACGCGGAATACAAAATGGTAGGCGTTCGGACAGTGCTAGCGTCATTCATTTCCAAACACAATGCGCAGGTCGGTGACGACAAACACATATCGGTCGGGCAGGTCACTGTAACGGCTGAAAATAATTACACATATTCTGTCAACTGGGTATCGACTATGGACGCTATATCTGAACAACTGGTTGGAAAATTCGGCGGTGAAATCCAGCTGAGAGACCAAGACGGCAAAGTGTATATAGACTATCTGGAACATATCGGACACGGCACAGATACAAAAATAGAACTGGCGGTAAATCTAAAAACTATCAGCCGTGAAATTGACGAAACGAGCGTTATTACACGGCTATATCCGTTGGGTGCAAAGCAGACCGACAGCGAGAAAAGGCTGACGATTGGCACTGTAAACGGCGGTAAAGACTATATCGAAGATAGTGCGTTAGTCGCTAAGTATGGCGTAATCAGCGGTACACAAACGTGGGACGACGTGACACAGGCATCAATTTTAAAGACGAAAGCCACGGCATACCTAAAAAATGCGAACAAAGCCAAAAAGCAGTATAAAATAACTGCGGTCGATTTGTCAACAATTGACATGAATTTTGAACGGTTTGAGCTAGGGTGCTGGTATCGTGTGGTCAACCCTCTTATGGGGATTGACGAAGATTTGCGCATAATCGGCATTACTATAAACCTTGACAATCCTGAACAATCGGAGTTGACATTTGGTGACAAATTTGAGACCATGACAGGGTTCATGACAGCCAAAACCAAGAGCCTGCAGACCGCTATTGATAATAGTGAATTCAGAAACAGACAGGTCATAGACAGCAAAATTGAAAATGCCACAAAACTGATTACGGGCGCAGAGGGCGGACACGTCATTCTTGACCCGTCAGAAAAGCCAGAGCGCATTCTGATTATGGATACGGCTGATATAAATACCTGTAAATCCTGCATTCAATTAAACAAAAATGGGTTAGGTTTTTGGAAATCATCAGACGGCGGTTCTGCAAAAACAGGGCCGTACACAAACGCATGGACTATCGACGGAAATTTGGTGGCTAGTTTTATAACCGCCCTGACCCTGACAGGGTTGAAAATCAACAACGGCAATGGAACGTTCAAAGTGGACGAGAACGGTAACGTTATCGCCAATAGGCTGTCGTCGAAATCGGCAACTATCACAGGCGGAACGATAAATATAAAAACGTCTAGCCAGAATACCAGTGTAATTCAGCTATCCCATAATGAATGGACGCTGAAAGTCAGTCCGCTGGAGATACGCATTGACAACAGCACAATCGGCGGTCATATCGTCTTGCAGGCTGGCGCTATGTCAGGCTATTGGAATAACGAATTAAAATTTTCACTAGATACAAATAGTGGTAATATTTCAACGTACACAGACAGCGGTAAAAAGGTGTTTACAGTTGATACCAATAACAGGGCGATGTATTTGTATAACGAAAATGAAAAAATCGCAGTGCAGTGCTACGGCAAAACAGGTGATATCATGTGTAACAGCGTTACCACAAAGAACCACACACTAGACTAGGAGGGATAAAATGGCAAATAATGTTGATTTGGCAGCGGCAATCGAAACTGTCCGAAACGCATTTTATGGCCGTGACGTTCGCCAGGCATTGGTTGACGCACTAACGGCAACAGAACAGGCAGTAAACGATTTGAACCAAAACAAGGTCAAAAGCGGGACGATTGAATACACACTGGAAAAGGCGGCGCCAAGCGTACAAATACCGCTGAATTTGGATTTTGTGCCGAAGCAGATATGCGTGTCACTGAGAGATATCGGCACACCTAGCCCATTTCAGAACTACTGCACCCATGTGCAGGTGTACAAGGGCGCATATTTTGCAGTGATTTGCATGGGTCCTAGCAATGGCGCAACCACTGTCAATGTGCCTGCAGGAACGTACAGCATTGACTACATAGCAATCGTATAGGGGGTGCAGAAATGGTAATCAGACTAGACGAAAATTACAACGCAATGACATCAACAGCCCTACTGGGCTATGTCGGTGAAACTAATGCTAGACCTGTATCGGTCGAGGGCATGGAGATAGACGGTGCAGACCGCTATGTGCTATCCATAGACTATGGCGACGGCACTGCCTATGAGGTCGATATCACAGACGGCACATGGACGCCTACAGCAGATATACTGCGGTCAGCGCAGACAGTCAGCTGTCAAATATGTGCAAAAAAACTGTCAGGCAATGAGTATATTTTGGTGAAGAAATCACGCATTTTCCGCCTGAGAATAGGTGCGGCTATCGGTGATAATGCAGTACCGTCACCTGACGTGGCTATGGATGCGTTAGACCGCATAGATGCCATAGGCAGGCAGGCGCACGCAGATATGCAGACAGCTGTCACCGCCGCAGAAACGGCGACTACAGCGGCAAATAACGCCGCTAAATCTGCCACAGCCGCAGAGAAATCAGCAGACACCGCAGAACAGGCAGCAAACCGTGCGGAAACCGCAAAGGCATCTGCTGAAACGTCTGCAACACAGGCAGACACCGCAAGGCAGGGTGCAGAGACCGCACGTCAGCAGGCGGTCAAATCTCAGAATGATGCCAAGGTATCCGCAGCCCAAGCATCTACATCAGCACAGCAAACCGAAGCCGACAAGACCATAACGGCAGGATACGCTAAAACCGCAAAGACCTGCGCTGACAGCACTACGGCAGACAGGCAGGCGGTGCAGACGTTGGCAGAACAGGTGACAGCCGATAAGGCTAATGTAGCAGAAAACGCTGCCAAGGTTGCAGAGGACAGAACAGCCGCTGAAACTGCCGCACAGACAGCGCAGGCGGTGGCTGATAGTTTGCCTGAAGATTATGTTACGGCAGTTGCAAAGATTGCCGAAAATACAGCTGAGATAGCTAACGTGAAACTAACAGACAAGGAACTGCAAAGGCGTGTGGACGCACTGTTTGACATAGGTCAGGGTGTGACGCATAAATTTGAAACAGATACAGATACGGCATATCAGAAAGCTGTGCCGACTGGGGCGAAGCTGATGTCGGTGAAAAAAGTGGGTGGTAGGTCTATCGTATTTAACCAAAATTTTCAACCAAGAAAAGAAATCAACAATGGCATTACTGCAACCGCTGATTCTGACGGAACAATTACCCTGAATGGAACTACAACAGCATCATACATCAATTTTAGAGATGTCACGCCCGAGCAGAACAAGATAGGAAAATATGCATTCAAACTGCTGATTCTGAACAATCCTGACAACATAAGTATGAAATTCGGTTTTCTGAATCGAAGCAATTCAACCCCTGCAATTACCAGTGGTTCATCAACTGTGATTTATAATCAGACACAACATGAAATTTCACTAGGCAAGGCTACTGGAATTAGCGGATTTGTGGTCGGCACAGTTTTCAATGACGTTAAAATTAAAATTCAGATTTTCGATTTAACCCAAATGTTTGGCAGTGGCAACGAGCCTTCCACTGTTGAGGAATTCGAATCAATGTTCCCTAACGGTTATTACCCTTACAACGAAGGCGAATTGATGAGTATGAGCGTTAACAACGTGGTAGAACAAGGTAAAAACCTATTCGACTGTTACGGCTTTTCCTGCATAGCAATCTTAAACGTAAATGGCGAGCGAAAACTCAACAATAGTTACGGAACAACAATTTCTACAATTGAACCAACTAATAAAATTGTTGTAACACAGTCACAAGCCCCCGAAAGCGTTATCGCACATTCGAATAACGGGTGGTTCTGCGTAGGTATAAAAGGCATGGAACAGTCAAAAAGATATACATTTTCGTTTGACTTTACTACTACAAAAATGCTTATTCAAAATCCTGTTTTACAGATTTTAGTGAATGGAAGATTTCCAGAAGACGCTATCAACATAAGTGAATTAAATGTTAAGAAAAGAGTTTCTTTCACACTTGAATATACTAAAGTTGATGATAGGCAGTATATAGAGCTTCGATTAAGTGGCATGAGTGGTATTTTCGAGAATTTCCAACTAGATGAAGGAAGCACTGCAACTGCATATACTCCGTACTATACTCCTATATCATACACAATCCCACAAGCAATCCAAAATTTAGACGGTTACGGGTGGAGTGCTGGAACGGCACGAAACTATGTGGACTATGAAAATAAACGATACGTTCAGTGCGTGAACAGCGTTGATTTGGGGACGCTGAATTGGGTTGCAGGTGACAGTGGGAAAGTAGGTTTTCAAACATCGCAAGTTACAGGGCAGAAATTGACAAAGAATTATAACATTCTGCCAAACATCATCTGTTCAAAATATTTGGCGAAAACGCAGAATGCTATGTGGGGCAAAACCAGTGTAACAGGTATAACGACTAATGCTAGCGCTGACGGATATGTATATGTCAACGATACGTCCTACACCGACGCCACCGCATTTAAACAGGCAATGCAGGGTGTTATCCTGTACTACGAATTAGCAACGCCAATCGTAACCGACATTTCATCGTTAATACCTGATGATTTTCTGAGGAACATCGAGGTAGAGGCAGGCGGTTCAATCACGTTCAAAAACAGCAATGACAACAGCTATCGCATACCAGTGCCGTCAGAAGAAGAGTATATCGTGAAACTGAGTGAAGTAGGAGGTACAACATGACAGATTTGCAAAAGAAAATGGCTGAAAAACTAGGGTTGACCCCTGATGATTTTCAGCCGAAAAAAGCCACAAAAGTGGACGAGTTAGAAGCACAAGTGCTATATACTGCGCTGATGACCGACACACTGATTGAGGAGGACAATGACAATGTATAGGAAAGTCAAACGTTTGTACGATTTAGGGCTGTACACCGCTGAGCAGGTCAAAGACTTTGCCGACAGGGGGAAGATAACCCCTGAGCAGTATGAGGAAATCACTGGGGAGAAGTATGAAAGCGAGGTAGTAACATGAAATACATAATAATGCTGATGATCGTGATAGGTCTTGCGCTGGCCGATTTTGCCACAGGCTGGATAAAAGCCTATTGCAAAGGCGACGTTCGGTCGTCAAAAATGCGCAAGGGTGGTCTGAACAAGCTGGCTGAGATAGTTGTCATGGGTGTGGCTATCGGTTCGGAGATAGGTTTTGAAAAGCTAGGTCACTACTACGGACATAGCGAACTGGCAGGCATTGCAGGCACTATAACCGCACTAGTTGTTTTCGGCTACATTTTCGCTATGGAAATTGTTTCTATACTGGAAAACTATGGGGAGATTAACCCACAAGCCAGTTGGATAAATAAAATTGTGGCAAAGTTTGGTATTTTTAAAGATAAAGACAAGGAGAATTAATTATGGCTATGACATTTGACGAATTTGTAAAGAAATACAAAGGCAAGGGCATTGATTTTGACAAAGCATATGACGTGCAGTGTTTTGACCTGGCGAACCAGTACAACAGAGATGTTATCGGCTGCGGTATGTTCACAGGTCTGTATGCTAGGCAGATTTACGAAGATTTCGACAGGCAGGCGGTCAAGGGCTATTTCACCAGAATAAGGAACACTCTATCGTTTGTGCCGAAAAAGGGTGACATCGTGGTATGGGGCGGCAGTCTGAACGGCGGTATCGGTCACGTTGCCATAGCCACAGGCGAAGGTAACACGAAATATTTCTACAGCTACGATCAGAACTGGACAGGCAGGAACGATCCATGTACAAAAATCAAACACAATTACAACCATGTTCTTGGCGTTCTCCGTCCGAAAAATCAGAGCGTTATCAATCCGCCCACATTGGAAACAAAAGGCTATAAGAAAGGCGCAAGCACAGATGGATCATATGCCCTGAAACAGTTGCTGATCCTTGACGGCACAAAGCTGGACGATAATGCAATCATCGGCAAAGGCACTGTCAATGCTATCAACAGCCGTCTGAAAGCATGGGGATACAGGCCGAACGGCATAGCAGGCAGAAAATTCATCAAGAAACTGCGCGAAAAAATCAAGAAATAGTCGCGTAAAATTCTCATAAATTTCGCACAAATTTAGCCGTCAGAGCGTTTGCCCTGGCGGCTTTTTTTCATTGCGGATACACAGTTATTCTATCTCGCTCAAACTTTCCAACTTTGCGCTGCAAAACGGGGCTTTTTTCATTTCGGCACGAGTAATGGTTCGACAGGCGTGCATTGGCTGTGTGCGTATGCCCTCAGCATTGCGTTTGAAGTCATTCAACGGCTGAAACACACGCTTCTGGCCGTCCCATTGTATAAGTCCTATCTGACCGTCTGACATCTTGTACACGGCTTCCCAGCAGAACACTGTACCGCCCTCTGTTCGCTCACTGCACAGGCTCAGCTCTGCTGCTCTATCAGCTATCTTCACCTTGCCGATCACCGTGATGTCCTCTTCGGGTTTGAAAAGGTTCTCGTGCTTGAGGTAGTAGCCGATTAAATTCAACAGATACTGCGGACACTCTCTCGTGCAGCACTCCCAGTTCTGCAGCGTCCTTGTCGGAATACTTAGCCTATTTGCGAATTCATTCTGCGTCATACCTGTGCGCATGCGCATTTCTTTTATTGTCATTGTGATTACCTCCTAAATTACTTTATGATTTCCAGTTCGTAGCTGTCTATTGCTTCTCCGACAAGCTCTTCCATTTCGTCTCTGAGTGTCTCGTACTCGATACCCTGATAAATCTCGTCATATTTTACATATCCGTCAACATACTGAATTGCTCTGATTGCCATTTTAATTACCTCTTTCATTTTTTTCTTTCGGGGTTTTCCGTTCCCCTTACTGTAATTATATTATAACACTCAATGACGTACTTGTCAATAGATTTTCGTAAAAATATACGTCAATGACGTACTTTTGTGTACTTGCACAAAATCAGGACAAAAATTTGTGCAAAAATATATCCGCCCACAAAGAGCGGATATAAGTGTTATTGCAGCACCTTATGGATCGTGCTTATATCGTTATCATCACGTTCAGCGTTTACAAAAATCGTATTCAGCCATTTTACACGGTAGCCGTTGTTGGTATGATAACCGTGGAAATGTGCACGCCTGATGTGCGGCGCTTTTGGTGCGCCGTGTCCCTGTGGGCTGTGTTGATAGCTGACACTGCTTTCGGCCTGCCTATGCTTGCGAACAGCCATTCCTATGCGGTATCCTACATTTGCTACGGCTGATTTTTGGGGCTGTGCAGACGACTTCTGTGGATGTTGTGCGATGGCTTTCTCCTGCACCTGGCGTTTCGTAACAGGTGCGATTTCAGCGTTTACGGCTGATAGGTAGACAATGAACTGCAACATTTCAGCATATTCAGCTGCCAAGCTGTCATCAATGGTGGTTTCAGCACCCACCATTTTCTGCAGAATACCCTCAACGGTATCATCAGCCGTGAAACGCATTACAAATCCGTCTGGACGATCGCCATCAAAAAATTCAGCTATGCAGATATCGTTGTCCAGGATATCGACGAAAAATCCTAGACTATCCTGGTATTTGCGCTGAACATAGAAACTGCTGCACGGCAATTGTGCTAACGTTTCTGTGCTGATATGCAGATCTGACTTGCCCTGACTACTCAGCAGGCTGGCAAAATCATCGTCAAAAACATATATCTGGCGTCCGCCATAATACCAGTTATTTATACATTTCAGCACACACAGGTTGTTCAATCCCTCTTCCGACAGCAGATACGCATTAGCTTTTTCACAGGCATAGTCAAAACTATACCTGTGAATGAATGTATCGAATGCGTATGCTCTCATGGCGTCAGCTATTTCCATGTGGGTCGCCGTGTGTCCGATATGCCGTATCAGTTCGATGTTATCAGCCACCACCATGTCAGGCAATAGCTTTTCTGACCTGTTCTTTTTTGCCATTCACTTCACCCTAACGTTTATTCTGTCGATATTTACATTTGTTGCTTCTATGCCGTGTTTTTTCAATTCTCGTTCGATTGTAACCGAATTTTTCGGGGTGGTAAATCTTATCTGCCTGCAAATGTAATGCTTCTCACACTTTTCGCCATAGTTCTTACCTTTGACAACCTCAAATTCGTCCGAAATGTCGTCATCGGTCAGCCCTAGTTTTTCGACTAGCGTCGTCCAATCCTCTGGGCTGATAGGATCCAGAACTTTGACTTCCACGCCGTCACGTGGTGCCATTTTATATATCCAGTATGCCTTCTTGTCAAACTCTGTTGCGCTTCGTGGGATATTTGCATTGCCACGTGGTATCAGATATTTTGATACATCATTGACGTTTGAAAAATCAATCATGTTCAGCTGATATGTGCGGTTCTTGATTTTTACCAGCAAATAGTTGCCTTCGGGACTATACAGCCCATCAACTATCAGACGCTTTTCACCATTAATTTCTTCAAACTCAAAACTGTCAGCTTCCAGCAAATCTTCTGGCTTGCAGTCCAGTGCCGTGCATAGACGCCCCAGTGTGCTAGCCTGGATAAAATTGATATCCTGCGCACCGCTCTCCAGACGGCAGATATAGCTTCTGACAGAACCTATTCTCTTTGCCAGCTCATCTTGTGTCATGCCTCTCGTTTCTCTCATGTCTTTCAACTTGCTCATGTTATCAGTTCCTTTCAAATTTTATCTTGCTTTCCAGCCGACGCCCTTTCGGGCGTTTCGTCTCAATCTTCCGAGACTCATCAGGGCTGTTTATGCGATATGTTCTGCACACATTCTTTCGGCAATTGCCTTTACGTTCTGCATGGTTGCTGGCTCACCCTCAAGATTTATGCGTGCGATGTTTTCATCGTCATAGGCGATGTACGAAAATCTGTCTGAAAATTCGTCACACCATACATAACCTTTTGACATATCAACCATCAAAGCACCATATGATGAACGATAATATCCACCGCTGTTTGCTCTCTTGTAAGTTCCTACTGCTTTCTTAACGCCTGTGATTTTCATGATTTTGTACCTCCGAAAATTAATTTTTGATTTCAGGTCTCATCTCTTGCCTGTGATTATAGTATACCATGTTATCTAGCAAATGTCAAGTAGTTAGATAACAAAAATATAGATAACATTGAATTTTGTAGGATTGCACAAATGCAGACTTGCTTTTTTGTACATATTTCAGAGCAAAACTTCAGCGTGTGCAAAATTCGGGTCTAGTTTCGTGTCTAGTATTTATCATTCTGACGCATATTTTACGATTTTTGCACATATTTTAGCATTTCAGGGCATAAAGAAAACCGCCTATCTACGTGATTTAACGTAAATAAACGGTTTTCGTTTGGCGGAGAAGGAGGGATTCGAACCCTCGATGAGCTATTAACCCATACACGAGTTCCAGTCGTGCGCCATAAACCGGGCTAGGCGACTTCTCCAGTTTATCATTTTTTATATGTGTCACACTATCCAAGCGACTTTAATATTATACCATATGATCTTTTACTTGTCAAGACATTTTTGAAACTTTTTTTGTTCTTTTCTTGCTCGATATTACCGTGTAAAAAAGATCAATATGTGATGTTTTATTTATTAACAATAGTCTTGAAAGTTTTCATTTTATTTTCTATATGAACATGTTACCGAAAATTTTCGCAATTCAGAAAACGATTAAGTGAATTATTTAGTTTATTTGTAACAAATTTAATCAAATATATGTATTGGTAATATCGAAAACAGCTTAATGATTTTACCACAAAAATAAAAAAGTCGTTAAAAAGTTTACGAAAATTCACAAAATGCCTTTGACAACTCAAGGCAAATGTGGTATAATGTTTAAATGACTGTAGGGTGCAGTGCGTCTAAATGCGACATTATGGAGAAGGTGAGACATT